TACCAGGTCTAATTGCAGAATCATCACTTACAATAGAAGAATCATTAACAAAAACAATATCATCTGCTAATGCGTCTACCTCAAACCATCTAAGGTCTTCATCATAAAATTGATTAGTTGTTGGTGCTGTAGTAAAATTAGTACCCTCAAGTGTTATCACCGAGTTGATTGATATCACATTGTCATCTGGAAGTATTATTTCATAAAATGGTATTACATTTTCTTCTGATAAAACCCTTTGTAGAATCTTACTAACACCATTGGTTACTATTTCTCGTTTTGTTAGTGTATAGTTTACTATGGAATTGTTAGCATCAAAGTTTGGTATAACCAAAAGATTTGGTATACCACTAATATTAAATGGACTTGAAAAATCAATTTCATCTGTTGATTCAAATACTTTACCAGCACCACTTATTTGAACACCCCTCTTTAATATGGGTGCATAGCTATTATCATATGTATCACCTAGAACTGGAACAACAACTGAAAAATCTGCTATAGTTACCGATGGTCTCTTACCTGGAACTTTAAGTCCGAAGGTTCTAGCCATTGAAAGAATTGAACCCTTTTCTTGTGCAAAATCAATTTGCGTCTCTTGAAACATTCTATCTGTGTGGTGAGATAACATATCACCAGTTGCAGCATTAAGTTCAATAAGCATCATACCTACAGATGCATCATTATAATCACTAAAAACATCTGGATAATATTGTTTTGTGAAATTTATTAATTCTTGTCTAACGTCTGCAAAGTTTCTTGCTGTATAATTTATCTTACGAGCCATAATTGTTTTTTTTTATATTTCTATTATAACAAAGTCGGTTTCTTGAAACACATCCTCTGTTACTGTATAATCTATCCTAACTGAAACACCATATTCAGAATTAGCACTTTCTTCAACTATAACTTCATTTATTGCTAAGTTTGGGATATATTTTTTAACCACATCACTTATTTCAGATTTAATATTACCTTGTAATAAAGTATCATTTTGTTCAAAAATATATTTAAGTAGATTTGTACCAAATTCTGGCATATAAAGTCTCTGACCCTTTTGGGTAAGTATTAAATGCATAAGGTCTGCCTTAATCGCATATTTATCATCATTATTTAGTTTAAGGAAATATCCCCTATCACTTTCCTTAAATGGGAATGCAATATTTATAAACTTACCATTAGTTGCCATACAAGTTGTTTTATGATAAATATTATAATAAATCTTTTTAGGAAATAAATAGAGGAAATAAAAAAAGGATAAACTTTCGTTTATCCTTTTTTATTATTTATATGGGCAATGCCTACAGTCATTGGAGCAACACTTACCCCGTTTTAGGTGGTACACTTCTGTTAACACCATTTTGTTATCTTCCCAATAAAAATCTTCTAGTTGTAATTTGTTTTTTGCCATTTGTTCTTCAAAATTAGTTTTTGATATCCAGTCATCTCTCCTATACATATCTTATCCACATTTACCATAACCACAATTAGAACATATTAAACATCCCTCTTGGAAAATTAGAGCATCTTGCCCGCATTCCGTACATTCGTTTTTACCCTTAGTACCATCTGGTATGAATTTCTTAAGAGCACGTTTAACACCGTTACCCCAAGTTGACATACCTTCACCACTTAGATTTAATGAATCAATCAAATCGGCAGCGTGTTGTAATGGCATACCGTGTCTAAGAGTCGCAGAGGTCATTTTAGCTAAATTCCAATACTCCTTATTAAAAGAACGTGAAAGTCCCTCTATCTTCACCCTATACCCATCCTTATCGACATATTCTAAGTCATACCTACTCTTATTACCACCATTTCTTCTTTTAACAATCTCACATTTGTTAACATAAAGTGGTATAGATGGTAATTCATCTAGTTTACCAGTAAATAATTCATAAGGTCTATCTTCAACTAATCCTAAAACTGCAATCCATTTTTCATTATTATTTTGAAATCTAACAATTTCGCTTGGGACTCTTTTAGGTCTTTTAACCGCATTATTATCACCAAATACTACTTCTGCTTCTTTTTTATCAGTAGAAGAAATTAATACACCACTTCTTGAACCATCTCTATAAACAGTCATACCTTTACAACCACTTTTCCAACCAGTCATATAAACCTTAGATACCATTTCTTCTGAAATATCATTTGGTAAATTAACGGTTACTGATATTGAATGGTCAATATGTTTTTGAACCATACCTTGCATCTTAACTTTAGATACCCAATCCACATCATTTGCAGTCGCACCAAAATATGGTGATTTTTTAACAATGACATCAATTTCATCATTGGTCATACCTTTAACCTCATCAACATTATATCCTTTAACCTCTAACCATGTTTCAAATTTATGGTGGAAAACAGCATGTTCTTGCCAACAATCACCAACTTCATCAGTGAAATCAACTCTAACACCCTTATCACTTGGGTTAATCTTAACACGCCTAGTGTAATAAATAAGGAATACTGGTTCAATACCAGAAGATGTTTGTGTTAACATAGATACAGTACCAGTTGGTGCGATAGTAAGAATAGCAATATTCCTTCTACCATACTTCATTAATTTCTTATAAAGCTTTGGGTTTTCTTCTTTAATTCTGAGTAAGAAAGGATTATTCTTTTCTCTCTTGGGGTCCCAGATTAAGAACACACCTCTTTCTTGACCTAAATCACAAGATGTATCATACGCAGTATGTTTCAAACGCATGTGTAGGTTTTCAGAGAATTCATTCCCTTTTTTACTACCATACTTAATATTAAGAGCAGCAAGCATATCACCTTCTGCTGTAATACCTAAACCAGTTCTACGACCTTGTTCACACTTATCTTTAATACGTCTCCAAAGATTTAACTCTACAGATTTAACTTCATCAGATTCTGGGTCACCATTAATTTTATCAATGATACTATTAATCTTCTCTAATTCTAAATCAATAAGGTCATCCATCATCCTTTGTGCTATAACAACATGTTTGTCGAATAACTCAAAATCAAATTCTGCATCCTTAGTAAATGGATTGTTAACATATGAATATAAATTCAAGGCCAAAAGTCTACATGAATCATCTGGACAAAGTGGTATCTCACCACAAGGATTGGTTGATGATGTTGTAAAACCTAAATCTGAATAACAATCTGGTATTGACTCTTTAATTATTGTATCCCAAAAAAGTATACCTGGTTCTGCTGATTTCCAAGCATTATAAATAATCTTATCCCAAATAACCTTAGCATCTACCTCTTTGGTATACGTTGGACTATCTGAATTGATTGGGTATTGTTGAGTGAATAACTTTTCAGCTTCAACTGCTGTCATGAAATCATCTGTAATCTTAACTGATATATTAGCACCAGTAACTTTACCTTCTGTTAACTTTGCATCAATAAAAGATTCTGAATCTGGATGTTGTATCGAAATAGACTCCATAAGAGCACCTCTACGACCACCTTGGGCAACTTCTCTAGTTGAGTTAGAGTAACGTTCCATAAATGGTACAATACCCGTTGAGGTCAACGCAGAATTCATTACTGGGGATTCCCCAGGTCTAATGAATGATAAATCAACACCAACACCAGCTCTACGTTTCATTAGTTGAACCAATTCTTGGTCTAACTTAAGTATACCACCATATGAATCACTATCTTTTTGGTTACCAATAACGAAACAATTTGAAATTGATACATATTGGAAATTATTCCCAATACCAGCCATTGGGCTACCTTGTGGAATAACATATTTAAAATCCTTTAATAAATCATAAATCTCATGTTTTGAGACTGGGTTTGGGTATTTAGCTTCTATCCTACCAAACTCTCTTGCGAGTCTATGGTGCATATCATCTGGGGTTAATTCATAAACATTTCCATCAACATCTTTCAATGCGTATTTCTTCATCCATGTTTTAGCGGCTAATTCATCACCTTTAAAATATTCGGTAGATGCGGCAATTATTTCTTCTTTACTATATATTATTGGGTTTTGTTCACTCATAATCTTATTCGTTTGCATTTGCTGTAGCCTTTCTTTCTTGTATGGCATCCATTATTTTATTAACTTTGGTTTGTGATTTTTCTTCACGGAACTCTTGAGATTGTAAGAAACTTTTACCTCTTTCATTATCTTTAGTCATATTGATTTCAACATAACCATTATCAAAAATAATGTCATCGAAGATAATACCATCTCTACCAAACCTAGATTTAAGTATTGCCATATTTGCAGTACCATTCTCTTTTTGTGCTAATGACTTAGCAACAGATACAATAAAGTGTCCTATTTGACCCTTTTTAATTGAACCACCCATTTGGTCTGCTTCAACGATATCAGATGTTATAGAACTTCTATTACCTTGTATTGCAGTCCAACCAGCGATATCTAACTCAGCCAACATACTTTCGAATTGTCTCATAACAAGTGCTTCACCACCCCACTCGTCTTTAAACTGTTTGGTTGATTCTACACAATCAATGTAATCTAAAACTATTAAGTCTGGTTTAAACCCTTCTGCTATTTTCTTTCTAACATACTGTCTAATCTCCAACATGTTTGTACCATGACTTGGGAATTTTTTAAGTATAATTTTACCAGGTTGTAATTCTTTACTTCTAACAGTTTTAATAACCTCTTCTTGATTATCTACTAAATCATTAAGACTATATTTACCATCCATCCAACACGTAAAGTGTTTTCTTTGTATTACCTTTGGGTTATCCTCGAAAAATATTTGAAGAACGTTATGACCTAAGTTTTTAGCATGATTAGAAATCTTAGTCATCATAGTAGTTTTACCAACACCTAAAGCTGCTAATATAACGGCTAATTCGGTTCTAGCTAATCCACCATCCATATACGCATCTAAACCATCAATACCAGTTGGAATTGGATGTCTGAAATCATCTGATAAAACGTTTTCTAAATCATGAAATACATCAATACCAGTATCTTTATTATCACCAACGGCTAATGCCTCTTTAATAATTTCTTCACACTTATGGAACTCATCTAAATCACCTTGTTCAATTATTGTATCAATCTCTCGAATTGCTTTTTTCAATTCTTGTTGTTTACAGAACTTCATACTGGTATCTTGAACTTGAAAACCATTATTCATTTCTGCATTTTTAATCTCTTGAAGACTATTGATATACATTTCTTTACCAATATCATCAACAACATCTTCAATCATCATAGACTCTAAACTATTCATGTCTGGTATCACCTCATACTTTTCATAATTGTTCTTAATCTTACTAACAACTTTTCTCAGAAACGTATCTTCAAAATACGTTGCTGATAGTATATCAATTATAGACTCACCGAAGTTTCTATCAACTACGATTTGTTGTATAAGTCTATATTGAAAATCTTTACCTAGATACCCTAATTCATCTTTATTTATTTTCATTATACCCTAGGTGTTATTAGCTTATTTCTTCAGCTTCATGCTCAAATACTGGGGTATATTCATCTAAACTCATATGTTCCTCTAACTCGGAAATTATGCTTGGAATGATATCTCTAATATTAACTTGGTATCTTACATCGGTTTGAAACCAATTACCCGAAAACTGACTTTTGGCAATAGTTTTTTTATCTACTTTTACCTCAAAAATAAATATGTCCTCATTTGTGAAAACACTAAAATTTTCATTAAATTCTTTTGGTCTCCATGGGTTATATTGTCTCCATGTAACACCTTGGCATAGACCTTTAAAATAGGTTGGGATGATTCCCATTCTACCTAAATTATCTATGTTTAATCCAGTAACTTCATTCATCATGTCACGTAACTCTAAAGAGTTCAACACTTCCTTGTTATAATGCTTAACATTAAACAGTCTTTGACATATGATATTGTCGTTGATATATAGGTTAAATTCAAACCTAAAATTGTCCCAAAAATTTGTTTTTTTATTCATATATTATATTTGTTTTTTTTCTCGTTCAATTAATTTTTTAAACGGTAATAGGTAATCTGCAAATCTTGCCTCACCAATTTTTCTATCGATGCCATCTTTTTTTAACATCTGATAAACTGCTTTTATAGACCTATCATCACTAAGTGGTGAATCAATCAATTGGTTAACATTCGTTAATGATTCTTCTGTCAACAGTGGTGCAGATAAATCAACCAATTTTGTATTTATTTCGTATATATCTTCACCTTGTATTCCATCAGTTATTCGATTGGAGATGTTGGTATATATTTGAAGAGGTTTTAATTTTAGAGCCAAGCGTTCCTCTTGTAAGGACGTAGCCCTTTCAATTATTTCACTCAATTCAACCTTTCGTTGTGTTAGTTCTGGAAAGTGTTTTATTAACGAGGCTTCTCCAACTCGCTTGATGCCCTTGATACTATCTGAAGAATCACCACATATCACTTTCATTAATACTGAATTTGCTAAATGTGGTTTAAAATGTTGGTTATAATTTTCTTTGGTTAAGTATACTTTTTTATCCAGTAAATATATCCTTACATTTTCATCAATAAGTTGGCATATGTCTCTATCACTAGTCGCAATAGTTACCTTTGTTGTTTCTTTCTTTGTTTTACAGTAGTAAGCGATGAAATCATCCCCTTCCACTACTTTATCTTTTAATTGTCTAATGAATAGTTCTTCTAAGTAATTGAAAACAAGACCTTGTTGTAAGACTTCATCTAAGTTTTCTGGAATAGTACCATTAATATAATCCTTACCCCTTCCACTCTTATAGTCTTTATATATATCCCATCTAAGTTTTCCAGAGAATTCACCATCCCAAAATACAAATACCTTATGGTATAAATCTTGAACTAGTAACATCCTTAATACTGTTAGAAATTGGTATATACCACCGATAGCTTTACCATCGTGACTATACTCATCCTTAGCCCCAATAAACCCACGTTTATATAGGGCATTACCATCAACTAATAATACGTTTTCAACTCTATCTTTTTTTACTGAACCTCTTTTCGGAGGTAGTTTCTTTGACATCCATATTCATTTATAGGGTTAATACTCTACTCGTTTGTATCTTCTTTACCTAATTCAACTTCTTTTGAACCATATTCAATATTTTCATCATATGTAACATTTAACGCATCATGAATGAATTGTCTATGTTCTTTCTTATAATCCTCTATCTTATCTGGATTAACAAAACCATGTGGTGTTGAAGCAATCTTACCAGTTCTGGCAATACCAATAATATGGTTTTTCTCCATCTTAATTTTAACTTCAGTTCCAAAGGTAATTTCTTGTTTTAATGATGTTGCAGTTAACTTTTTAGTACCATGTGATGCAATACCACCCATATGTACTAAGAATCTATTATTATAGAACATAAATTCTCCACCTTTGTGTTTAACAATACCACCACCCATATTATCAATCCATATCTTTTGAACACCGATAAAGGTGTTTATGAATTCACTTCTAACATCTCTACTAGATGGAATCATATAATTAACAATAGATTGAAAACAACCCATAGCACCAGCATTCCATTGGTTATTACTAGAATTAGATGTTGCAGATTGGAAACCATCTAATGTACCAATTGAATCCCATAAAAATACAAGGTTTTTTGGAAACAAACCATCGGCTTGTTTTTGTAAATACCCTTTCATTAAGAACTCTATATCTTCAATAACTGGTGCAAGACGTGTTGGTGTTGTTTTAACCTTATTGTCTTTATAATCTTGAAATTTACACTTTGCATAAATATCCAATGGTCTATATAATATAAAACCATCTGGTTTACCAGTTACTTCACCAGTTACTTCATCAATCGATTCAATAAACTTAACACCACATTGTTTTGCATGTGTCCAAGACCAGTTACCCTCTGTTTCAAAAATGATTGGAAAGTCACCAATCTTCTGTGCTCCAGCAATTGCTTCATAAAAAGCAGTTGATTTACCAGTATTACTAAAACCCCTAACAAGACTCACATATCCCCTTGGGAATCCAGGTACTTTAATTGCATCGAACCAAGGTTCACCTAATGGAATCCATGATAAAGGTTTATCATTTACTTCATTATCTATTCCTTCTGTTTCTAGAAATGCATCTATATCGAATTCTTTTTTCGCTGTTGGGGTCTTTTTTTTGGGTGTCTTTGCCATGGTAATAGGTTTAGTTTGGTTGGTTATTTGGTTATTCTAGAAAACAAAGGGTACAATTAAGTACCCTCGGTTTTGGTTATAAATTTCCTACAATTTAAAACGGTAGGTCATCATCGTCTTCATCATCAATTTGTGGTGATGAAGGTTCAGTTACTGTAGCAGTTTCTGTAACAGTTGCTGTAGCAGTTGCTGTAGCAGTTTCTGTTGCAGTTGCCGTTGCAGCTTCTGTTGGTTGGTTAGTTGTTTCTTTAGGTGCAGAAGTTTCATTAGCATCTTTAAGACCCATAGTTAACTCTTTATCTAAATTATCGGTTTGTTTTGTATTGGTGTCCTCTTCTAATGTAGATTTACCAACAAAACATTCTTGTGTTTTACTCCACACTGGGATATCATCTTTAACTACAATTGATAAGTAGTTATAGTCACGAATGCTATATACATCTTTCCATGTTCTATCATCGTCCATCCATAATTTCGCTTGCTCTGGGTCTTCACTCAAAGGTGTTGATTGTAGTGGATAAGAAACAGATGTTACAACTGGTACGTTGTTTGAGTTTCTTTGAATCTTAACTAGTAAATCTCTACCAGTTAATGGGTCACTAACATCATGTTGTGCACCTTCGATAGCACCATTAATATTATCTAATGTACCCTCTTTTCTAAAGTCATGGTTAAATCTCCAGAACTTAACTCCTTCACTTTCTTTATCTCTTTCGATAACTTTAGTTACATACATTTTCCTTGCAGAAAATTTCTTTGCATCTTCTTTATCTTGTGCATCACCAGTAGAAAGTAATTCTTGTCTAACTTCACAGAAAGGACATGCCTCATCTTGTTCGTGGTGTAGACATGCAAATGTTTTCCATTTTCCGTCCACTTGTCTTTTATGACCCCATTTAACTGTAAATGGTGTTAGTTCCCCTTCTTTTGGTGGTAATAATCTTATTCTTTTAGTGTCTGAATTAACACCATCTGGTAAGTAAGTAGTGAAATAATTTTTTAAATCGTACTTGTTCGTAAACGTACTCCCTTTCTTGTGGGAATCTGAATACTGTTTCATCATGTTTTCGTAAACTGAGTTGCTCATAATTAGTTGTTTTTGTAATTGTTTTTGTAATAGTTATTTGTAATCGTCATTCGTAATAGTTAGTTTTTTTTAGTTTTATTATGAATAATTTATCTTCCTTTAATATAAGGAATATGTTTTAAAAGTAAAGTAATTTATAACCTTTTTTTTAATAAATTTGGATACTCTTCCGATTAGTTAAGACAAAGTTAGTTCAAAAAAAATAAAGAAACAACCATATAACAAAAAAAAGAGAGCAAATGCCCTCTTTTTATCTTTTTATGTAGTAAAATATTATATATCTTCTTCTTCGTATGAGTTGTCAAAGCTATCCTTTAGTGATGAATCGGTGTAATCACCTTCAATATCATTTTTATTTAAAGTATATTCTTCTTTTTCCTCTTCTTGGTTCATTATGTCATATTTACCCTCTTGTTGAGACCAAAAATCTGTTAATTTAAGGTTATATGGTGCAGAATCCAACGACCTCATTTCTAATTTTTCATCTTCAGTTGGTAATCTCTTTTCCATTTGACCATTAAGACTATCAATCTTACTTGAAATGTCATCCATGTGGCTAACTTGTCCTTCTAGTTTAGCAACCATATTCATTAATTGCTCAATTTTATCATTAGCAGCATCCGCAGACATTTTTGCCTCTTCAGTACCTTGAACTAATTGGGTGATATCTAATTCAACCGCATCATCCTCTGGTTCTGCAATTGGTTCTTCTGGAACACCTAATGGTTCGTCTGTTTCACCTTCTGGGTCTTCCAAATCTAATTCTTCTGGGTCATCCATTGGGGCTTCTTCATCACCAAGACCTAAATCTTCACCACCATCAGTTGGTTCACCACCACCATCACCTAATCCATCTATATCATCCATTGGTTCACCATCACCAATTTCTTCTTCAGCATCAACTATCATCCCAGAATCTTCAGCTCTATCTTCATAGAAAGCGTATTCGGTCATTAGTTTAAACCTATTAAGTTCTTCTTTTAGTAATTTTTTATCAGCCATTATTAGTTTATTAATAAGTCTCTACCGTCTTCGGTAATTATTCTTTTGTTGATTCTTTCGATTAAACCTTTTCCAGTTTTAATCACACATACCCCAGATGAACAATCCATTTCTTGTTCTAATTCTGGTGGTGTAGTATTAGCTTTAGGTTTAGATTTATCATCTTCACTTAAAAACGAAAGAACACTATCCGTAATCTTTTTGTTGTCATTCATAATTTATAAATTAAAAATTCTTATATTAATAAATATACAAAAAAGTTAAAAAACACGCTTAATCGTAGATATATTTAGTTTATGATTACTATACAAGAGTAGTTTGTTTTGATATTTGGACCAATCTATTTTATAGGATTTATAATCTAGATTACCAACCTTGTCTGAATTTTCAAGTTCTATTAATTTATTCATACCATTTATAGTATAAAATGCATTACCCCTTTTATGTATAAGAATAATTTTAGTTGGGTATAATTTTTTTAAGTTAAACTTTTCATCTATATTAATTGTAAATTTAAAGGTCACCATTAATTGTGGTGACCCTTCGTCTTCTACAGAAAATATAAATGTATCTTCTTTATCAATATCAAAATGCGTCTTTAATCGAGCCAATAGCCAGTCTAATTGTTCAGAAGGTATAAATGAGGCTATTAATAGGTTTCTAGTCATGGTTATTTATCAAATATAATAATGGGATATATTTAACTTCATCATTAAACATTCCAAGTTCATTATTATATTCAATAAGTATTCCATCATCTTCCAAAAACACCGATGAAATGGACTTTATTTTACTAATTAATTTATCTACATCACCACCAATATATTTAACATGTCTAATATCAACACCATAGATGGTTTTATTAGATAATATATACAACATATTATCATTATAAAATGTTATATTAGAATATAATGTAAATCCTTCAAAAACATCTTTAATTTGATTATCATTAAATCTAATAACATCAATAAATTTATATGTTATTGGATTTTTAACCTTATCATATGCATATTGTATAAAGTAAAATAAATCTTCTTCGAAGAAAGTTCTTCGTTCTAGTTTAGTAAATGTCCAGAATAAATCTTCTTTTATATTACGTTTAATATAGTTTAAACTATTAGATACTAACTTAGCATTATCTAAACCAATTATAAGTGTTGGGACACCATCGACTATCTCACTAAAATCTTTAACAACGTTAAATTTCTTATTAAGTCTTATCTTATCTTGTGTAACTACATTTCCTATAACCATGTAGGCAAAGATAGTTAAAAAAAATTAATGTTACAACATTATTCTGTAACTAAATCTGAACCAAATGAAATATCTTTAACTTCAGTACTAAGTTTTTTCTCTGAATAACTGTAACCACCTTGACCAATACAACCACCATCGGATTCAACACAATTACCATTATCATCAACCTTAAGACACTTACAACCAGTTAATCCAGTTGGAAATGGTAGATAACCAGTTTTCCAAATTTCATAACTACCACCTAACATCCCCATAAGGGTATTAAAATCAAATGTATATGGGTCTATTTTTCTACCTGGTGATATCCAATGATGACCAGTAATGTATTTTAAATTAGGGACGCTTAATTTTAAATCTTTAATAAGATTAGAAGTAGATTCATACATTTCTGGTGTAAACTCTTCTTTACCAGTAAGCATATCGAAAGATATCCCAATACTATATTCATTTACATCTTTACCATTTGGTCCATATGAACTTCCAGCGTGGGCGACTCTATGTATTACTGGTGCACCTTGGAAGACTTCTCCTTTTCTATCTATTAAGAAGTGATATCCATATCCTTTTTTCAATAAAGTATCTGCTGCACTCTTTACACTAGCACCAGCTGTCCAATGTAACACAACAGTATCTATTATATTAATATTTTTTGCCCTACCATAATCTTTTCTCTTTCTAAAAAATGGTTTTAAAATATTAAAATTTTTACCGTCTGTATCTAAATTTGTAAATGGTTGTATCTTCATTAGTCTTCAATTATTATTCCTTCTATTACTATATTTTTTTCATTTATAGTTGGTATTATATCAATAGTACTTTTGGTACTAGTTCTGGTGATTTTTTCTTTATCTTCATTAGTATTAAATGAACCTAATAGATTCATAAATAACGTTACGGCATCAATTAATGGGGTTTTTGTTCGTTTAACTCTAACACCCTTAAATTTGGTCGTCATATTGTTGGCGGTAATACGATGTGTAACCTTAAGAATCATATATGCACCCCTAAACATTGGTATATTGTTTAAGTGGAAATAAATCATTGGTTGCATCATTGCACATCCCATCATTTCAACCTCAGCACTGTATGACCTCGTTTGGTAAACATTGAATAGGTTTTGACCGACAAATGTTGATTTACGTTTATCACCACTTTGTGATATATCTTCGATGATTTGAAGACTCTCAGATGTTTCTGAAAATTCTGTTTGGTCTAGAGTTAAGTCTTTAAAAATACTTTGGTTTTGTTTACCATATGAAACACCAACCATTGGTACGTTAATAAAATCAGATGGTATATCAGCACTTGATGGTTTACAGTCGTCACCTAATTCAATAACAATACCATCATCTTTATAGTTTGGGTTATTACCCAAGTCTAAATTAGTAGACGCTTGTCCAGCATATGTACATATAAATGATGGTCCACTATTGAAATCCGCCTCATCCAAATCATTATAAGAATATGGTGTAAACATAGATTTTAAATCTTCCTCTTTTGTAAAATCAAGGAAGGTGGGTAATGCAATAAAATTAAAGTTATTATCTGCAAGTACCCTATTAACAAAATCAAAAAAACTAGTGTTAAGGTTACCCCTAACTAAGAAATCAATTGCAAATGGGTTAATATAAAAATCATCACCAATATCATTAAATGCTCTATCTAAAAACTTAAATGTATCTAATAGACTTTCACTAGTATTACCACATTGATTTAGTATTGTGTCTGAACCAGCAATCCACTTGGTATATATTGAACCAATTGTTCGATATATATTAAGCTTTATCATATCATCATCAATAGAATTAAAGATATCTTTTTGTATTTCATTATTATCGGTTTCACTATTATCTTGTTTCTCTTTAAATAATTTTTTAAATGTCAAATAAAAATTATCTACATACAATTGGTATTGTTCTTTATTAACACTTAAATTATCATATAATGGAATTGGACTATCTGAATCTCTAAATGTTTTTGGTGACCCATTTAAAATCACATATTCACCTTTAATATTATTATTAATAATTTTACTAACTGATGTACCAGGTCTCATTGTTAAATCGAAATGTTTTATATCATCATCTAACTCTATTGGTGTTATATTAACATAGTTTTTAAGTATTTCGGTTTCACTTGAAAAGGTTGATTCTATATTAGATTTCTTTAAATAATATTTAGTTGTTTCATTTTCACTATCTGGGTTTTCAATAATATCTGGTTCTAATGTATCCCACTTACTACGTAAATCATCAACACTTGTAAATAATTCTAAACCTTCTTTAATGTTATCATAACCAGTTTCTGAGTCATTAACAAAATTTTCAAATATTGTTATAAATTCATCTTTAACTTGTTTTGGTAAGTTTAAAATTGTATCATCTATTGAATGGTAATCATCTGTTCCATTTGTAAAGTCAAAACTAATTCCCATATTAGTTTGTTCTGTTATTATTGAATCATCATTACAGAATAAAAATTTTGTTTTACTAGGTGTATATGATGTACTATCTTGTTCTGGTAAAATTGGTTCACCATTAGAGTTTGTATATGAAATTATATCAATTGTTTCTCTATGTCTATAAAGTAAACCACCAATGAATGCACACCATAATTTTGGTGCTCTAATGAATGCAGCATTATTTTTAAATATACCCTTAATTGTTGGTGTTTCTTCATCACCAAAATCTCTTTCTGAACCATTATTTTGAATTGTATCAAATAAACTAACCTCATCACCAACATTTCGACCAGTCAAACCATGCCAACTTAATGAGTGTAAAAACAAAAATGCTTTACCTTCATCACCTTGGTTATAATAAAACTCACTCCCAAATAAACTATAATATTTATGTGTACTTTCACCTATTGAATTAGAGATAACGTTAAATTCAATAAATGGCATATATATTTCATTTTTATTAGCATTTATTGTTTGACCTAATAAATCACCAAGTAATTTTCTTTGTTTACCATATTGTTTTATAGAATTATTTGGATAATACAAACCATCACTATTAACATCTGATTCTATTGTCCCAGTATTTGTTAAACTACGGTTTGGAAATCTACGAGAAATTGAAAGAGTTCTAAATTTATCAATAAACTGAAACTCCCCATCTATGAATGCTTCATTATTACCATTTACATCATAATATGCTAAAAATGAACCACCACCAGCATTAAGATATGTTTCTCTCCAATATGAACATAATATTGATGCGGTTGAAACCTTATCACTATTATATGTTAGTTCTGAACCTGGAGAGTTAACAGTTGGTACACCCACATTATAAACCATATTTGTTACTTCTTCAACAAATAAATTATAACTTAAAGGATTTAACCCAATCATTTGGTTAGCCGTTTTTTTATTAACACCATCTTCACGTTCTGGGTCATATAAACTTGGTGCTAAGGACCCTTGTTGTATTACTCTATTGTTTTTAATAATATTAGCGTAGTCTTCACTAATATACTCACTACCATATGTTGGGTTTATTGATTCACCATTATATTCACCACTTGTTAATATTCTAAAGTAATTTGAACCATCCAATTCGTCATTATAATTATTTACATTTTGTTCTGTTCCAAAATTATTACTAGTAAAATTAATATCTAGGCTTTGTAATTCACTGTTTGATTTAAGTGTATCACCATTATAAAATAAACCACCATTAAAACTACCATTAATTGGTAGAAATACCCTATTACTATTTACATCATCAATATAGTTATAATTATAATTACCACCAAATTCACTTAATAAACCCTTTACCTTAACACCACGTGGGTGTTTAATATTATCAACACCAGTTTTCCAAGTATCAATTAAACCATTTTCTTTTTGTATTATTTCATCCATTAATATTTGACCATCTGTGTTAGAAAGTTTAATATTAATTGCATTAGATAGATTATATGCTTCCATTGTACCCATCATACGTATAAGTGCATCTGGATACTTTGTATTAGATACACCAAGACCTAAGAACCCCCTCATTAACATACACCTAATAGCTTCATTAGGTTTACCAGTTGCTTCATCACCAAACACTGATGTGTTATATGGGTTAATATTACTATCGTTCATGAAAATAGTATCTAATGGTGAAATTGGGTAGTATTGTTCACCACCGTAATCTCTAGAAAGTATTGCTTCTGTATCTTGTTTGGATATCACCATTAATTGAGATAATAAGTCTTCAACAAATTTAATTTCATCAACACCTTGTTTTTCATTTAAAGTAAAATTTTCACCAATCCATGATTCTTCAAAATTTTCACCCTTTTTAACTTTACGCCTAACTTCTGGCCATGGGAATATAGTTTCTTCTGCATGGTCATCAATATTATCTTTTGTTAATTTATTAACAAGAATATCTTTTCTAATTGTAGAACTCTCAGCATCTTTTGATACATCTTTAATTGTTTCTAATAATATTTCACAATGAACTGTAAATGTTCTAAATATATTCCTAATTGTAGGGTTAAACCTAAGTTTTGATATTGATAATTCAAGAACCTTTTTAGCTATTTCTTCTCTTAATGATTCTATATTTTCTTTTAATAAAAATTCAACCCTATCTAATTCAGCTAATAATTCTCTAAAATCATATATATTAATATTACACCCATCATCTGTATCTAAGTTACCACCCATAATATTAGCAAGATTTGTAACACCTAGATTTGTTGTATCATCGGTATCTCTACTATAAACAAGTGTTTTATGTAGGTTTTCTTTTATTTGAGGTGTTAATCCAATAAAATCACCATATGGTTCATTTATAATTTCTTTATGGTCTTTAAATTCAAAACTAACTGAAGCTAATTTTAATAACTCATTGTATGTTTCAATATTAATCTTAGTTTTATCATTAAACTTACTAATAACATCTTCATAATTAATTGTTGTGGGTGCATTAGGTACTGTTACAATACCACTATCATAAAAATAATTATTTGATGGTGGAACTAGGGTTCTTTCTAATACTTGATAATCATTTCTAATTAATTCAATACCAGCTTGTGTTTTTTCAATATTAGCAATATTGGTAATATTTTTATCATCATTTTTTATAGAATCAAATTCATCATCTAACTTACCAATTACATCCAATAGTTCATTAATACTTAATAATGTAATACCTTTATTAGCGTGTATTTCTCTTTGTTCATCGAATTTTTTACTACCCTTTTCTGTTAAAACAACAGCCCTCATATAACCTAATAAAAGGTCTGTAAGGATTGCATATGTATAACCAATGAATTCTGTTTCAATTTCAAAGTTACCAGTTTTAGAATTAAACTTAGCGTTCCATTTTAATAAATGAAGACAATATTTAACTGGTTTACCGTAGTGCCCCTTTACTGTTAATGAAAATATTGGGTATGGTAAATCGAAAAACATTTTATATTTAGATTCATTACCTTTACCAAGAATTGATGTAGCTCTTAAATCTATAAATTTTATTTTAATAAGTGGTGTGAATGCAGTGTCAAAATCAATATCAATACTTTCAATCCCAAGTGTTTCTAATTCTTCTTCATCACCTAATAATGATGTTACATCAGTATAACTAGTAGTTAGTGAGTTATTAGAGTTTTTGGTTGAATCGAGAAATTTAAGCGTAGTTGTTTTACCACCAGAACTGATAATAGATTCACCCTCTATATTATCAACCATGATAAGACTTTTACCTTTAGTGGTAGTTTCCAAATTAACGTAAATACTAATATCTTCATTTGAAGGTATCTCATTATTACACCCATTCGGTTCAAAATAATTTATATTAGCCATATAATTTTTTGTATTTCCTAACTGATTCTAAATATCGTTCAAGTGCCGACTCAAATGGGAAGGGTATCCTTAAAACACTATTGTTTTTTATATTAAATTCTAATCCACCAAACTGTGGGTTAGCAATCATAATTAAAAAACCATGATATGGGTTATTATAATACTTTTGACTTAATTTGTCAAGTCTTGTTTGTCCTAATTTAAAAACAACGGTTTTATCCGTGTTCCTATATGGTATCTTTAACCAAGGCATTGGTTTAGTAGTACCATTTATTTTAAACTTCTCATATCTATCAAAATACATAATATATTATTAAATTTCTTGTTTGTTATTTTCAATAGCTGCAATACCCTCTTGGTCTACTACAAGTCCATCTAATCCATTATTAGTTATACCCCTTGGTTCTAGTGTATTTACTGATTTTGATGGGAATCTCTCACCAACACCTGGGAAGACACCTGGAATAAGTTCACCATCACCAAGAACATTATTATTACCCCTATCTTTTGTTGTTTTAAATGAAACCCTATCAGCTCTAGCGTCATATACCTCAGTGTTTGCAAAGTAGTTATATGATACAGCATTTTGTAATTTATTGATTGGTGATGTAAGACTTGAACCACCAATAAAGGCAAAACTCATATTAACAGTTACAATCATTGGTTGAACACCAACACCTTCTGGATTTAAATCCCATACAAGTGGTTCATAATCAAATGCCATATTATCTATAATAATCTTAGTGTTATAAAAATCACCAATACGTAATATACAAACTGGTGGTCTACCGAACACAAGATTATCTGGGTTTTTAACTTTATCATTAACAGTTGGTCCTTGTCTAGTACATTGTTGTAAAAATGTAAGTCTAGAGTTAAAACCCTCTGGTGTTATACCATGAAATGCTGGTTGAAAGAATGCAATTTTTTGTTTAAGACTAGAATATACTGTTGGGTCTGTTTGTTCCATTTTCTTAAAATAATGTTCTTCAGTATAAAACCTACCATAATTAAATGTATCAGTATTAACCACGTCATCACCATTAGTACTAACCTTTGGTAAAATAGGGTCATCCTTTTTCTTTAATTCTGGAGAATATTCAATATTAATTAAAGCATATCTTGCTTCTTTACATTGTTTTTTATCTTTAAAATCATCACCAGAACAACCAGAACCAGTTTCACCTTCTCCATTTGTTTTAATAGAAATCCTATCGTTATCACTATCAATTATATTAGCTTCAAACCAAGATTTAATTGAATTACCTCTTTTTTCTGATAATACTAAATTAGCATCTGTTGTACCATGTTTACTAGCATATCCAGTAATTGTTATCTTACAATATTTACATTTTTCATTAAAATATAGTTTTAATTCTGATATAAAATCTGGGTCAGATATACCATATGATGTAATATCACCAAATTCAATACGTTGAGATTGTCCGTTTAATCCATAATCTGTATTATCAACATCGTTTCCACCATTATCTGTTGTTGTCATACCAAGACCTTCTTCAGCCCCATTTGGATTTGTTAAATAATCAATATCATCAAGTGGGGAATCTTTTAATTTACCATTTTCATATAGACTATCAACCGTTGAGTTATCATTTGCAAAATATATTTTAAATTCTGTTGGGTTAATCTTTTCATCATCTACACTTTCTCTAGTTTCAGTATGATTAATAATTTCTATTGCATCTCTTTCTTCTTGTGTTGAAACCTTATTAGCGATATCTTCAATATCCATACAACCAGCAAAAAATGATGCAATTTCTTCATCACTTTTATCTTTCATGTAGTTTAAATAATTTGGGTGGTCAATTACTATTTTCCAACTAAGATTACCAGTTCTTTCAGTATTGTTATAAGTATATACTGGCTCACCTCTACCAATGAAGACGTTTTTATCCCAACTAACAGATGTAGTTTCATTAAATGTCATATCATATGGTGGAAACCACATTATACGTCCCTTTTTACCAGTAACCAAATCACCATTACCAATCTCAGATGGTAATAACTTATTTGTTTCACCAATCCAAGCAAGGTTTTCAATAGAAAACA